GGAGTTTCGTTTTGAATTAAGTCAGGGCATTCGCAGTCAGATATTTTTTGCCACTTTCGTGAAAAATATCGAAACACACATAAAATCAAATGCCATGACAAAGGCCTTAAAACAGCTGATTCATCAACAAGTCTATCATTTATAAAGTTGTAAACTGGTGTATTGCTACAGAAAGTATTAATAATAAAGAGGCTTTGGAGCAGAGCGTTTATAAAATCGTAGGAGATATTGCGCTTGCTGTAAGTATAAAACTTATATCGAAAGGCAAGAACATGATTGGGCTAAAAGTATCAACAGAAATTTTAGACGTATGGGGGAAAAAAACGGAAGAGGTATTTGAGGATGCACTGAAAAATTCAGCAGAAATGTTTCCGGCACGTTATTATGACTTGATCACAGCACTTATAGCAGGTATGTCTTATGAAGGCAAAGATTTTATGAATAACGACTGTAAAGAAATAGGAGCTGATGGTTTACCTGAGAAGTGTATCAGCACCTTGGATTATAATCATGGCTCTGTTGCAATCTTCTATCCCGGAGTTGCGGACAGGCTCTGCAAATATTTACATACAAAAGATTTATATTTGACATTTCCATCTATTAATGAAGTGCTGGTGCGCCCTGTGGAAAATGGGATAACGGCTGAAATATTGAAATCAAGAATTCCAAAAGAACTAAAAAATGGTCAGAATCAAAAAGATAAGCTGACGGATGAAATCTATTACTATGATGGAGAAAGACACTGTATTCGTATGGCAAGTGGAGAGGGAACCGTATTTTCATGTAAGTGAGCAACAGAGGGAGGCATTAACAGTGCAGAAGATTATTATAGCAGTTTTATCAACAGTAGTTGTGATTTGGAATGAGATTATTAAAAGAAATAATGGAGGAAAATAACTATGGCAGCGAATGTAGAATCTATGTTTTATACAAGAACAAAGCCGTGGCATGGACTTGGAATACAGGTACAGGAAGCACCAGAATCAAAAGACGCATTGAAACTGGCAGGATTGGACTGGAAAGTTTATCAGCGAGAAGTTTATACGGATTCAGGAATAAGGATTGATGGTTACCGTGCAAATGTCAGAAATACCGATAATAAAGTATTAGGAGTTGTAACTGAACGTTATAAAATCGTGCAGAACGAGGAAGCATTTGCTTTTACAGATGCATTGCTTGGTAAAGGCGTGCGCTATGAAACAGCGGGAAGTTTGCAGGAGGGCAGGAAAGTCTGGCTGTTGGCGCGATTACCAAAGGAATATATTATTTCTGGTGAGCAGATTTCTCCGTATCTGGTATTTAGTAACAGTCATGATGGAAGTGCGGCTGTAAGGGTTGCTGTGACACCAATTCGTGTAGTATGCAATAATACCTTGAACTTGGCTTTGAGCACAGCGAAGAGAAGTTGGGCGATGGTTCATACTGGTAACATAAAGGGCAAAATTCAAGAAGCCCAGGAAACTTTATTCATGGCGGAAACTTATATGAACAAACTTGGAAAAGAATTTGAGACGTTGAAACGCCAGAAGTTATCCGACAGACAGATAAAAGAATATATTGAATTGCTTCTTCCGCTAGAGAAGACTACAAGTTTGGTAACTGCGAAGAATGTGAAGAAATTACGAGATGATCTGAGAGTGCGTTATTATGATGCTCCTGATCTTCAGGATGTAGGTGGAAATAATGCGTACCGGTTTATTAATGCAGTATCAGACTTTGCCACCCACAATGAACCACTGAGACGTACTGCAAATTATAAAGAAAATCTGTTTATGAGAACAATGGACGGAAACCCGATGATTGACCGGGCATATCAGATTGTGAAAGCGGCTTGATTATATGAATGGGAACCTCTTGAATAAGAAAGAGGTTCCCATATTTTTTCGTAAATATACAGGAGGAAGACAAAAATGAGACAGAAAGTACAGGAAGAATTGAAACAGGAATTCGTTGAGAAATTATACGATGAATTTACAGGTTACAGAGAAAGCCTGTTAAAAGAGAGCAAATCAGATTTGATTGCGGAAGCCTATAAGATTGAAACGTTTTCTTCTTTATATGAAGTTCTGCTGACAAAATCAACACAGCTTAGTGATGTGGCTCTTTTAAATCTTCTGAACATGGGAACCGGGATTCTGGAAGGTCTGTACAATAAATGGATGGGTGTTAAAGACCATTCTTATGATGAACTTGAAGATTATATCGGACATGAAGTGGAAGAACTGGAAGGTTATGGGCTTTCTGAAGCAGTATAAAACAGATACGGATGGAAAGGAGATTTGACATGAGACGATTTGTTGCAACAAGCGGATTAGAGAAAACAGAGTGGTTAAAGTACCGTAAGATGGGGATTACAGGAACGGATGCAGGAGCGATATGCGGATTAAATCCTTATGTTTCTGCATTTCAGGTCTATCAGGATAAAATAACAGATACGATTGAAGAAAGAGACAATGAAAGTATGCGCCAGGGCAGAGATCTGGAAGAGTACGTTGCGCGAAGATTCACAGAAAAAACAGGACTCAGGGTGCGCAGGGCAAACGCAATTTTCCAGAATGAAGAACATCCGATCATGCTGGCAGATTTTGACCGCATGATCGTAGGGCAGAAGGCGGGACTGGAATGCAAAACAGTCTCACCGTATTCTGCGGACAAATGGTTAGATGGACAGATACCACTTCACTATCAGATGCAGGTACAGCATTATCTGGCGGTCAGCGGCTTTGAATGTTGGTATATCGCAGCGGTAGTCTTTGGACGGGACTTTATCATCCATAAGATAGAAAGGGATGAAGAACTGATACAGAATCTGATCACCATTGAGGAACGCTTCTGGAAAGAACACGTAATGGCTCATGTGATGCCTGATCCAGATGGAACCAAGAGCTGTTCCGACCAGATTGCCCAGATGTATTTTAAAGCAGACAAAGAAAAGGTTGTGCAGCTGCATGGTTACAATGGCATATTAAACAGGCGTGAAGAACTGGTGGAACTGATAGAGAAACTGGAAACTGAGAAAACCACTATAGACCAGAAGATAAAGCTGGAAATGCAGGACGCTTCAAAGGCATTGGCAGAAGAGTATCAGGTTACCTGGTCTTCCTATAGTTCTTCACGTCTGGACAGCAAAAGACTGAAGGCAGAGAAACCGGAGATTTATGAAGCGTATGTGAATAAGAGCAGTACAAGACGTTTTACAGTAAACCGCGTAGCATAGGAGGACGAAGATGGCAGGAAAACAGATAAATCTGAAAGAAGAATTAGCAGCACAGGCACAGGTGCAGCCAGGAAAAAAAGAGGATGAAGTCAAACTGACTAAGAATATGACGATTCCGGATATGGTAAAGGTCATGATGCCCGAGATCAAAAAGGCACTTCCGAGTGTGATGACACCGGAACGGTTTACAAGAATTGCGTTATCGGCATTGAATAATACACCACAGTTACAGGCGTGTACCCCGATGTCATTTCTGGCAGCTTTATTAAATGCGGCACAGTTAGGACTGGAACCGAACACACCATTGGGACAGGCATATCTGATTCCATATAAAAATCATGGAAGGTTAGAATGCCAGTTCCAGATAGGATACAAAGGTCTGATTGATCTGGCTTACCGGAATGGACAAATGCAGACGATACAGGCACAGGCAGTATATGAAAATGATGAGTTCTTTTACGAATATGGACTGGAAGCAAAATTGCGGCACAGACCAGCATTCTCGGACAGGGGCGAACTGGTTTACTTCTATGGAATCTTTAAGACCATAAATGGGGGATACGGATTTTCCGTAATGTCTAAGAATGACATGGATATCTATGCCAAGACATATTCAAAGGCTTTTGAT